CGAGCCCCTTCTTGGCAACTGAACCGCCGATCAGCTGGAACGGCAAATCCGCGTCCGTCGTTACCCGCCATGGTTCGATTGATGTCCGGCTGAACACGAACATATCCGAGCCGTCAGCCTTGATGCGCGTCAGCTTGTCTGCGTATTGCTCGGCAGTCGCAAAATCCAGCGCGTCAACCGAGGCGCAATCATTGATGGCAGAGAAATTAAACCTGCCAGAAGTCTCGCCATAGACCGTATAACCGCCGACATATTCCTGCGTAACCGGATCAGTCGTGAACGTGTCGGCTGGCACCTTCTTAACGACATCGCTCTCGATGTAGTATTCGCCAAGCGCGCAATGAATGCTGATTTGGACAGGATCAGCTTGGTTGCGGCTCATCTGCACCTGATCGGCGCCGGGTAGTGTTCCAATCCTGGTTGCACTCAGCACAAACGGCTCAAGTGTTACCAGCGTAAACTTGTAGACCCCGGAGGAGTGGATCGCATACCCGCAATCCAGATCATCCAGGAAGATGTTTCCCCGGTTGGGCGTATCCGTGATGGTGACGCATGACACCATGCCAGGGCATGGCAGAACCGCCAGTGGCGCCTTTCCATCCGCGCCTTGCTGCTCGGCGTAGGCGTTGATAAGCCGCGCGCTGCCGGCAAAGGAATATCTTGAAGGATTGGACCGGAACGCAATCTGAACCGGAACGGTCTTCTGCGCGGCCATTAACGCGCGCTCATCAAAAGTTTGGCGAGCGCTGAGATATTTTGTGGCGCTCCCTGGCTTCCCTCGTCAAAGACAACCCGGCCGCTTGGATCGGCTAATTGCGAACCATTTGCCCATTCTGGGGCGTTCGGACCGGCCCATTGGCTTCCGCGAGAGAATGACTGATGCATCGGCGTCTTGTAGTAATCGGTATAGTGCGGCCTCCCGTCGTTTTCGTTGATCTCTGACGGCCTTGCCTGCGGGTTGCCCTGCGTCATGCCGCGATAATAGCCGCGCATGTCATAGTCAGTTGGTCCACTAGCGTTCGGATCAAACGGCACCTTGTTCTGATCAACCCACGAGTGGAACAACAGTTCTTGCATAGGGTCTAGCTTGGTGTCGTATGACGTTGGTGTGGCGAAGGGAGGTTGAGCGGCCACTATCCAGTCGTCCAGTTATAGTAGGCGCGGCCGCGCGTGGAATCGTTCGATTGAGCCAGCAGCGGCATCGCACCACGAGGTGCCGCCATCACGGTCAAACGGGCTTCGGATGCTTCGATCATCGTCAGCATGGTACGATGATCGATCAGGCCGTTCGCCATCTGGATTGGAAGCGACAGCCGCAACGCCAGTTCAACGAAATACTTCTCAGGTACCGAGAGTTCAGACCCGTTCCAGATCGGCAGGCCGATCGCGTTCATGGTGGCGATAACCGATCGGTTGGACTGCACGACATCGACATATTCGGCCGCGCTCAGTGTTTCCTCGATGCCGACAAGGCCCGGCGCCCGCAAGGTCTGCGTGGCCAGCTCGGTTTCTGTATAGGTCGTCATGCGACTTCGTCCTCAAACCTAAGCGTCATATAGCCATCCGGGTATCTCGTATCAGGAATGACCGTTGGTTCTACCCGCCCCTGTGACAGAGGGCGGCCAGCATGGAAGTTATCCAACGCGATCCTGTAATTTTGCTGAAAGTGGCAGTCAGTCACGCCCATAGCTATTTTGATTTCAGTCATGCGGCCTTATCCTCTACCGCGGCCTTCGCCTCCAGCACGCCGCCATAGCGCATGTGGAAGTCAAACGGCCCGACATGGCTGATCTGGTGGTTGACGTTGGCCCAGATCTCCCCGCCACAAGTCTCACGCCAGCGGGCGCAGAACGAAACGTCTTCCGAAAGTCTACGATCGCCCCTCAGGATGCAGTCAAAAGCCCGGATCAAACGGTGCAGCGGTGCCGTGGTAGCACTTGCCAGCACGGACGGCAGCGCGTCGCTGATCTCGGGCATCTTTTCGAGCATTTCCTTGATCATGGATCGCTTGATGAGCATCACCCCGCCCCCGACATAGGAGGCCGGAAGGAAGCCGTCCCTAACGTCCTTGAGGCTGTGATCGGCATGCAGTGCGGCACCAACCACGCTCGGGCTCATTTGCCTGCGGGCGTAGAATGTCCCGGTCAGGGGCTTGTCGAACTTCACCATGTCGCGGATCAGGTGGGGCGGAAAGCCCATGTCCGCATCAACGAACAGCAGGTGTGAAAACTGCGGCTGGGTATCGTACCAGGTTGTCAGAAACAGGTTGCGGACCTCGACGATATCTGCCGCCGAATACCAGGAAAGCTGATTGCGGACATTGTTGAACGCGAGGAACTGGGCCAGCGTGTAAAGCGATTCCATGGTCTGCGCGGTAACGCTCTGGCCATAGGCCGGCACGCAGATCATGATGCTCGGCTTACTCATGCTGATCTCACAATGCGGGATGGCTTGACGGCCTCCAGAACGAAATAGATATGTCCGTCCCTCGCCTCGCTGTGGAGAATGTCAAAATCCGCCTCATAGCAAAAACGGTAGTCCGTCATGGCGGTTTTACCGACCTGCTGGACGTAGGCCGGCTGATGCAGGAACGAGAAGCTCTCCAGCGTCATCACCCGCGTATGGCCGGGATCGCCGAACGCCCAAGCGCTCGCATAGTGCGGGGAATGTCCGAAAAACATCCCACCCGGTCTGAGCACGCGCCAGAAGTCCGACCATTGGTCAAAGAAGAATCGCCAATCTCCCTGTGAACCGACGTGTTCGAGCACCTCATAGGCGTGAATTTCATCAAAGATGCCTTCCGCGAACGGCAGCGGCTTCGATATGTCGTGGATGATGTCAGGCTTGTGGTCGCCGTTCATGTCGAGCGTTACCAGATTGGACCACTCTTCCCGGCCTGGCGCGCTCATCTGCTTTACGTGGTTGGAGCCGCAGCCCAGCAACAATTCCATCAACGCCCCTTAAGCCATTCGCCAATGCAGCCCGTGAACACCTTTGAGCCGACATGGCCCATTTTAAAATTCGGGTCCAGCCAGACTTTGCCGCCGATATCGCGCCAGCGCTGGCAGAACGAATAGTCCTCGCTGAACTTCTTGCTATCGAGCCGGTAGGCATCGAATAGCCCGCAGATCTTCTGCTCCTGGCGGGTATACGTCAGCCCGGCATAGTCCCTGACCATCCGCTCCAGCATGGAACGGGAGCAGCGCATAAAACCACCAGAAACGCCTGCGACCTCGATCAGCCCGGTTTCCGGATCGCTCCAGAGTTCCGGCTTGTCGAGATAGCGAACGCTGTATTCGATCGGATCGGCTCGCCGTGGATAAGACCCGGACACAAAATCAACCGGATAGTCTACCAGTTTGACCAGTGCCCCGTCTTCCCAGAGCACGTCATGATCGACGAACACCAGGTCAGTACCGGCTCCTTTGAGGAACCGGGCAACGATTGAGGCCCGCGCGTCGGCAATGTCCGTGTTGCCGCACTCGTCTTCGATGGTAACGAAGTCGCCGCGCTGCATAAGCGCCGTCATGTCGCGAATGATCGACCGCATGGTTCCAAGATGGATGGTCCCGGAATAGGCGGGGATCGCTATCACGACATGACGGGTCATGCTTAGACGGTAGCGATCAGGCCGAGGGTCTCCAGTGCCGAGATAACCAGGTTGCACTTGGTGATAGCGGTTGCCGCGTCGGTGGCGTCCGCGATAGCCGCCGGCCGAACCACGGGGGTTGCCCCGAAGAAGCCGATCTTGTCGGTCGCGGACTGACCAAACTGGCAGCCATCCGGGCCACCGTCAGAGTTTTGTTTAATCGTAGCCATTGCTCAGTTCTCCTTATGCAGTGCCGGAAAGGCGGGTTGCCTGACGCGCATCCACGGTTTTCACGCCGTAAAGAACGTCCAACCGCCAGTTGCTCAGATCGTTGGTGCCGTCGTAGTAGGGGATCACACGGACCTGGAATCCCTTGTACGAGCGGCGCCCGACTTCGACCGCGCCCGGAGGCTTGACCAGCGGGACCATCACCAGCGCAAAGGCGTTCTTGCGGAACACCAGGTTCTGGGAATAGCCGGTGGAGGCCGTTCCCATGATGGTGATGGTGGCATCGTTCAACGCCGCCGCGCTCACGGTCTGGAACGCGCCAGATGTGATAATCGGGGGCGAGATCGTCAAGGTGGTCGAAGATGTCGTGGTCGCGTTGGCGGTCACGTCAGCCGTCACAACGAACTGCTGCAGATGCGGCAGGGTTGCCTTGGTGACGGGATTGACCGCAAACACGGCGTCGATCGTGAACACGTCGCCCTGCTTGATCGTGGTGACGGTATCCCAGCCGTCCGTGTCCAGCGACATGGTGCCGGTGTCCTTGGACGTGGCCCATGTCGTTGACTGGGTTCCCTTGACCAGCGGCGTGGTGTTGTCAGTGGTGCCGCGGGTGTGGGTCTGCACGTTCTGGGACGAATACGTTTCCACGTTGGCGATCCGGCCGAGGTTGGAATCGCGATACGCATCCTTGGCCACGTCCTGCATGTACAACGCAGTCTGCGAACCGAGCATGCCATATTCGTCAGTCGGGGACATGACCGCGTAACGGTCATCCATCGGGACGGCGCCGAGATCCAGACGTTCCGGAGCCTTGGCGAAGTCAGCGAACGAGTTGACCGTCTGGCCCGGCGTACCGACCCAGTTCCACACGTCCTTGTAGAGGCTGTGAACGTCGCGATCGATCTGGTTGCCGAGCTGAACCATGGCGGGCTTGATCACCCGCTCGGTCAGGTCGCCAATCTGCAGGGTGAGTTCCTCGGAGGTAAAGCCGAAGTCCACGCCCTTGAACTTGTCCACCGTGAGCGTGAACTTGCCCTCGGTCGCATCCTGCCGGGCGGCCACGCGGCCGTCACGAACCGTGAAATCGGTGGGGCGCTTGATCGAAAGCGTCTCGCCGATGTTGTAGCCGTTCACCTTGTTGGTGAACTCGTCCTCGTAGCCGCGAAAGACAAGGTTGCCCATCACGCAGGTATTTTCGAGAACGGACACCGCGGCTTTCGCGATGATGTCCGCCGTCAGGGTAGTGTTGCTCATTTCAGTTCCTTCTGGCGGGGCGCATCACTGCGTGCCGCTCTGGGACCGCGCGCATCACTGCGGGCAATCTGATGGATTATCGCCGCCCACGACGTTGGGCCTGGTCCTTCTTGAGCCAGGACGCGAACGCTTCCATGTCGTCAGGCCCGGTCTGCGGGTTGACGCCTGGTCCTGCTCCACCTTTCACAGTGGTTAGCGGCGCAGGGGCTTTGGTGGCTTTGGTCGAAGGCTTCGACAGCGTATCCTCAAGCCGCGCGATCTCCTTGGCGGCCTGTAACGGAGCAAGAGAGTTGAGTTTGTTCGCAATCGATGGATTCTTGGCGATGTGATAGGTCAGTTGCGGACCTACATCGCTTTCAATCACCAGCTCGCGAACCGCGTCCGTAAACTTTCCGCCCTTGTTGACAAACCCCGACACTACCTCGTCGAAGTCCGTCGCCTTGGCCTTGAAAGCTTCCGTCCGCTCCTCGAAATCAGCCATGACTTCCGAACGCAGCTCGGCAACCCTGGAATCGTTGGCGGCTTTCTTGTCTTCCGCCAGCGAGCCCTTGACGGCCTTCGCTGCCTCGTATGCGGCGGTAGCGGCAATGTACTTGCCCCAATCGCCGTTGAAGTCCTCTTCGCGGGGCGCCTTCTCCGGTTCTGCCGCGGGCCTGCTGGCTTGCTCTTGCAGCCGCAAAATCTCGCTTTGCAAATACTGGTTCTTGCGCTTCATCCGGTCGTAACCGGATTGCCGCTTGGGCTTTTCGACCTCTCCCGATACCTCGGGTTCTGTTCCTTCCGGTTCAGTTCCTTCGGTCTCGGTTACTTCCTTTGCTGTCTCGGTAGACGGCGTTTCCGCCGTTGACGTTTCAACTTTCGCGGGCTCTACAGCCTGCGGTTCGGTTGTGCCGTCTGTTCCTTCGCTCATGTGTAGTCCAATAAAAAAGCCGCCCCTAAGGACGGCCTGCCATCGTGCGGCGATCACGGGATGCGAACGCCTGCGGTCGAAGATTATCGCTCTCGGCCGGACTCGAACCGACTTCTCCCGGCTTAATCAATACCGGCTTAGCTTCACCTCAAAGCTTCGAGAGCAAACTGAGAATATCAGGTATTTATGCATCCGCCGGCTCTTTCGGCGCCTTCATCTGTTGGATCTTGGTTTGGTGCGCCTCATCGGCGCGGGCGGACTCAGCTTCGCCACGCTCCAAAGCCGTGAAATGATCATCGGTATCGCGCGCCATGTCGAACTGGTGCCGCTCATGTTCGCGGTCCATGTTCGCCTTGTGCTCGTCGATATCCTTGGCGGCCTCGATCTCGCCCTTGCCCAGGTTCTGCTTGGCAATGAGCGTGTTAACCTTGGCCGTCTCGGCATCCGCTTCCGCTTTATCAGCGTCCGCCGTGGCCTTGCGGGCCTTCTCCGCGGCTTCCTGCGTCTTGGCCTGCATTTCCATCATGCCGGCCTCTAATTGGGCTTGCTGGACCTGTTCGGCCATTTGCTGTTGCTTGGCCTGCGCCGGATCCACCTGTGGCGGCTGGCCGCTCTCCTCCTGCTCTCTGGCCTTCTCGGCCTCAAGAACCTGCGGGGGAAGTGCTGACCTGAGCCGCTCGGCGAACTTGTCTGCCATCGGCCAATCTTGGACCTTGGCCACGAGATCCCCGACCAAAGGCGCCACGTCCGGCATCGCCTGCATGAACGCCAGCATGTTTTCGCTGGCCTCCTCGCGCTTGGTCGCGTAGCTGTTGCCGGCCTCCGCAATCACGTCATAGGCGCCTGCACTCATATCGTTGAGCACGATCGGCTGACCGTCAGGCCCAATGATTGGCATTCCCGCCTGGTCGCGCTCCTGATTGATCTGCATCAGGTCGATCTTGCCGTCCTCGCCCATGATCCGGATGGTGCGCTGGGTGTCGTAGACGTGCGGGATCAGGTCGATGACGATCTTGCCAATCTGGCGAACGGCCCTCGTGAAATTATCCCGATAGACAACGGTTCCGGTATCGCCCTGCTTGTCACGGGCCTTGATAGCCACGCCTGAGGTTTCATTAGAGCGGGCACCCAGCGAGGCATCATAGATACCGATGATCCGGCGCATGTTCTCGTTTGCGAGCGTCAGGCCGTCTGTAATGCCCTGCGAGGATACTGCAGGCTGAACTCTGGCCGGCTGGGCATTGCCGTTCTTGGCGTCTGGCGTGTAGAGCAGATACGGGAAGTTCTTGGAACTGGCCTGCTCCCACATGCCCTGATACTTGGCAACGTTGACCTCGGTCACCATGAACGGCGCCTTGGGCTGCAACGCCACAACTTCGGTATGGGCAGAGGTGAAATAATTATACTGCCGCTGGGCGTCCTTGGCCTCCCGAATGATGCCCCTGCGAATGATCTTGCGGCCGATCCGGATCTCTTCCCCAATGAACGGCACGATCGGGATAAACCGGCCCGGCCATTCCTGGTATTCCAGCACATCCGAGCATGTGATTAGATAGCGGCAGATCACATAGGATTCGCGCTTTTCAATCCGGGCGCCCTGCGACTTGCACAGCTCGATCTTCTGTTCCGCCGTGTAGCTGCCGTCCTCTTCGTCCTCGGTGCAGTCAACCGTCTGGCCGTCAGGCGTCAATGCCAGCGTCAGCTTCTTGGGCTTCTTGACCCAGTACTCGGCTACCCTGACCGTATCGTCGTTCTTCCAGTCGGAATAATACTGCCAGTTCTTGACGTCCTCGAATTCGTCCATCGAGGCGTCGGGCCAGTTCTCCTTGAATGTGGCCGTGGTGTAATCAACCGGAACAAAGCACCAGTTGGCGTCCTCGCGGGTCAGGCGCTTGGCGTCCGGGTCCCAGAGCACCGAAACCCCGTCGTCCACGCCCTCGATGCGGATTTCCTGCTCAAAGGTCGTATCATCGGCATATTCGGTCATCACGCGGGCATGACTGATGCCGCAGGCTACCTGCCCGTCTGCCGCCTGGAAGTATATCCCAGCCGCATCCGAGCGGTTCTCGATATAGCGCGTCATCCCCTCGCGAAGATCGGCCAGCTTGGGATCGGACTTGTCGTCTACCCCAATAACCTTGATGGCCGGGCGCATTTGCCGGATGTCGCCCGTGATCTGGTGGACGAACTGCGGCATCTGGTTGTTGGTCAGGACCGGGCGGGATTCATCGTTGCGGGTCTTGACTATTTCCGAGGGCCATTGATTGCCGGCGAGGAAGTCCAGATCGTCATAGGCGAGCTTGATGTTCTCCCGCTCGCGTTCCATTGCCCTGTCATGACGGGAGCGGGCGGTCTTGAGCAGTTCGTCCTTTTCAGCCTTTGAGAGTTTGGCCGTCTCGGCCTGGGGAGCGTTATCGGCCATCAGTTCCCAAGCCATCCGCCGCGTCCGCCATGTGCGAACTTGGGCGATCTATCAATCACCTCCGCCACGGGCTCGGCAAAGGTCAGCGCGATCGCATCCCAGTCATCTGGAGATCTGATACCGCGTGCGCGCATATGCTCTTTGCTTTCCAATAGAAGCCGCTGGTTTACGTCGTAAGAGTAACCAGGGCCGCAGGCATCGGCCTGCAGACTATCCAGATCGGGGATATCAGCCCCGCCAACCTCGCAGAGCCAATCCCGTGACCGGCTCCACATCTCAGCCCTGCGATTGCGAGGACCGGCCGATTTCGTGCCATCGGGCAGGATCACAATGGGCTCTTGGGGCTCGGAGCCGAAGTTGATCGGAGTAACTGTTTCAAGATAAACGCCACCCCAACTGTGCAATATATCGACAACACCAGCGCCAACGCCGCCAACGTCAACAAAGACGCGAGCCGGCTTGTCATTGTCGATTACCTGCTTGATCCAGTTGGCGCCCTGAACAACATCAATTTTGCCGCGGCTCTCAACTTTCGAAACCTGGCGACCCTTACGCCAGGCCAGTGCAAACCGATCGTCACCAAACCTCGCTGGGTCTGCGCCAATGACCAATGGGCCAATACCTTCACAGGACGCCTTTCGCGCGGCCAGAACCGTCTCCGACTTGATAAAACTATCATGTCCGGTAAGCTGAAAAGCTTCTTGCGCCGTTGCTGGATATTCCTGCTTGAAGAGCAATTCATCCTTCAACTCCGCAATTTTAGCCCGTCGCCAGACCATTTGTTCGAGGTCAAGGTTGTGAGCGTCGGCGTAAGCCTGCTCCTCTTCATCTAAGTGAAAGTCCGCCGGGACTTTGCGCCGGTACCCCTGATCCCAAAACCAAGGGATGAAAATCGCTTCATAATCACCTTGGCCGGCTTCCGCCTGCTGCCAGCGCTCGTGAAACTCACCACCAAGGCCGTTTGCTGTGGACTCTAGGACGATCTCGGTTCCCGGCAGATCGGGAATGGCTTGAACGACACCTGCAAAGTGAGTTTTTGCATTGGGCCAGAAGGCCACCTCTGAACCATGGAAAAGCTGAACGGTCTGGGAGCGACCGGTTGCCTTGGCTCCTGCTGTACCAACGGCGTAACCACTTTCGAGCGCCTCGAAACTGAGTTCCTTGGCGTTGGCTGCACCGGTAGCCGGCTTGACCAGATCAGGACAGTGCGAATGATACCGCTCCACCATTCCAAACAGATTGTTCGTCGCGTCCTGCTCATGCGTCAAGATGAACACCCGAACACCCTTGCTATGCGAAGCCCGCCAGTAGTATCGGCCGCCAATGTAAGTGGAGATCCCCTGCTGCCTGCCCTTGAGCACCAAGGCCCGGACTTTCCCGGTTCGTTGGCGCTGTGTCTCAAGCCGTCCGTGCAAATAGGTTTGTGCCGCATTCAGCTCTAGCGGCTGGATCTCACCTGCCTTAGTCCTAATCTTGAGACACTTTGCAGCGTAGTGGGCGAAGTCGTCACGCAGCCGTCGCCTGATCGTCCGTTCCCGGTCCGTCATCAAGCTCATTTAACGCGTCCTCATGGGAAGTGCTGACATGCCCAGAATGTTGGACTGCGGTAAGCTTGGCATGCATATAACTCGCAGCATCCCGCGCGCACTCATGGGCCATGATACGGAACCCCGCAGCTTTCTTCACCTGCGCCAGCAAATGCTTGAATTGCTCTTCCGGCGTCATTTCCTGGCCGGTAATCTCTTCGGCGGTTAGCCCTTCAAGCGTCGCCTCGGCATCAAGCGCTACCTGCTGGAAGTGTCTCATGTTGTCCAGCATGACCTCCAACGGAGCCTTACCTTCGGCTAGAGCACGCTCTGCTACCGCACGGGTGCGCTCCGTAAGCGATCCTTGCTTACGGCCAGCGCCCTCTCTCTTACCGCCACGAGGCATTTTGATTATCTTTGATTAAGATCAAACTCACGCCGGAACCTTTGCCTCTGCTTTGGCCCGATCGGCCCTGATCTTCTCCACGATCTCGGCTTCCTTGGCCTGGAGCTGCTTGCGCTTGTCGGCTTCGACGGCCGAAGGCTTGCCTTGGAGCAAATCGACCCGGTGGGCGATCTGGTCTAGCTTGTCCTTGGCGTTGTCGTCGCTGGTCTTGGTGAGTTCCGATATGAGATAGCGGATGGCCTCGACATGCTCTTTCGGGCCATCGGGCTTGTCAGCAATGGGTGTCTTCTCGACTGGCTTGGCAGGCTGCTCATGCAGCAACTTGGCTTCTTCCTTGGTGGTCATTGTTTTTCTCCAGGGTTGTGTGATGCACCGCCCCAACGAAAAAGCCCGCAGCCAGTTACCTAGCGCGGGCCATCTTTGCAAATCACTTGCGACGATGCCCATAAAGGGGTGATTTGCTGGACCAGTCAAGGGCCTTCATCGCTTATCCATCGCGAAGCCGTAGATCAATGCCAGGCATTCCAGACACTGCCGGAAAAGTACGCCGTAATATTTGTTCCAGCGTTCGCCGGATAACCCTCGATCCCGAGCCACCTGTTCCATGGTCTTGCCGTCGATTAGAACACTGTGGACGAGCGGAGAGCCAATGGCTCCCAACTTTACATGGACGTCGTTTAAACGCGCGAACGCCTTGCTGTAGGCTTCTGACATGCCTCTGTGCCGAAAGCTTTGGTCAACATAGGGTTGAGACGGATCGCAGGCTTGCTGGTGCCCTTGGATGGTTTCAAAATCGTTCTGGAACGCGCGGCCGGCGTGATACTGTGCTTCGTCAATCTGCTTTCTGGCATGAAGATTCGCCAGTGGGTCGTTCTTGATGTTCCGCTCAGCAATTATCTTGGCGCCTGGATCTAGCGCATAAGGATCGTCCACTTCGATCAGGTGCCGTGGATACTCCGGGTTTGGCTTCCCATGTTTCGAGGCCACAATTCCCGTCCGGCGGATGTTCTTCGTCGTCATTGAGGCCTCGGGCATGTTAGGTTCCTTCGGATTTAAGCTTACTCTTGTCGAATTGCTCAAGGTCGCGCATGAATTCCTGCCATACGTCTTCGTATTCACGCTTGGCTTTGATGAATTCGGACTCAGCGGAGCGATATTGTTGCGTCGCTAACTCCATCCTGGATTTTGCACGATCCAGCCTTTCATCCATCAATCGCGTAATCTTCATGACGACGGCCCCAAGCCAGCCCCTAACCGAGCCGACAGTTGGCGAAGGCCCTGTTCAATCTTCCGATCTTGCTCTGGATCACGCGGCGGCTCAGGCAATCTCTTCCGCTCAAACCGAGCTTTCATTTCCAGCATATGCTGCTCACGGAGCCAGCGCGGCTCAATGA